ATTTGTATAACATCTTTAGCAAGATACTTAATCAGGTTTGCCATGAAACTGCTCTGCCCACCCTATTAAATTATAGTCTTTATCTGCATCATTAAGAAATAACATCTGAAATGCTTTACCCCTACCTCTCACACGATGTTTATAATAGACATGACTATAATCAGTAGAACCCGCCCCTGCTTCATCACTAGTAAATCGTGCTGGGACATAAACTTCACGCATTGGATCACGCTTAAATACAAGAGTTCCATCACTAGTGGTAACATTATTAGCTCCGTTACCAGAAGTAACTTGTTGTCCAAAATTAGTATGACCAGGAGCGCCTTCTTTAGTTACATAATCCCATGAAATAGCTAAAAAACATCCCCCAGGAGTTAAATCAATTCCATCACTATCAAGCACCCCACCTTCAACTCTTTCAAAAACTAGATGAATATAAGTCAAATTCTTATTATGAAGTGCATCACCGCCTGTTTGAACACCACTAAATATAGGACTAGAATAGGATATGGCATAAGTAGAGGAAGAATTCCAATCTCTAAGAGTTGTAGTATTTAAAGAAGCAAATGCTGCTTGTATAGTGGCATTGGCACCAACTTCAGATCTACGTAAAGCTACTGCCAAAATAACATCTTTAGGATCAGGAGCACCAGAAGCTACAATCTCTACTCCTGGGGTAGCGCCATCAGTAATAATTACACCACCTGCCACAACAGCTTCATCAACAGGTGGAACATCGGGAGCTATGAATGGGCAAGCAATATAAGGTTTCTCACTGTTAGCCCCGTCATTAAAACTGTAAGAAAAGAATGCTCCTTTAACGGTTCTACGAAGTTTTTGTTGTTGTTCGGTAGGAAGGATATCATCTTGAAACCGTGTATCAAGAACTAGAACATCCTTTGAATATCCAGGTTGTTCAAGACTACTATATGAATTATCAAAATCGGTACTAATAGAATTATAGAAGTAATATGCTCGACGCTCTGAAGGATTATAAAGAGCTCTTGCAGAAGTCTTACTAGCCTTGGGTATAGTAGTATAGAGAGTTTCTACTCGATTTTCTGAAAGACTCTTAAACGTAGCTTGTCCAGAAGTAGTTATATTGAGGCTACTCTGAATAGTAGACCGCCATATAGTATCTTGTCCATAAATAATGAATTCATCATCAACTGCAACAACATTTTCAGGGCCATCTATACCATCTTTAAGTACTGAAAATGTAGTATAATCAGTAGCCTTAAATGCAGCATTAGGGCCAGTAATTTGAAATACACCAGTATTAGAGCAAACAAATAGTGAAGTTCCAAGAGTCAAAAGCCTAAGTACCAATCCTGCACCCTGAAAAGCAATCACACCACCATCATCAGCTACAATAGCAGGATCAGAGGTATCGAATGGATCAGCAAATTGATGAGACTTCTCTAAATCACCATCATTTACAACAACTTGAGAAAAATATACATTATTGGGAAACTTGGGATCTCCAGCATACCATGCTCTTCCAGCAAAGAAATCCACAGTAGTTGGAAACGTATCAGTACTCGCTACGGATATTCTTTTATCATAACGATTAAGAAATGTGGTAGTATATGATGTTGAACTAGCCCAAGCTGAAAATGTAGTTGATCCTTCATTAGCAAACCAGAACGTTTCCCAATCAGCCCCTACCCCTGGCTCATTAACCGAAGCAGAGGTATGATCTTTAATACATTCGTACCCGACAGAAGGTGAACCATTCTTTCTTTGTGTATTAATTTTAGAAGCATTAGGATCACGAATAAGAATATTGATATAGACAACTTCAAGTGTTTCATTATCCGCAGATACTTGTAAATAACCAGGATGAATATGCTTACCAGCAAAAAATAAACGATTACCGGATTGAGCAAACTGCATATTTACAAATTTCTGTTCGGGATCACTATGAATAATACCAGAAGCAGTTCGAGTAATAGTTTGAGTTGGGACATCAATATTAGTTAATGCATCTGCCGTAACCTTAAATACCCAAAACTCATTATTTATATCAGCGACAATTCTTTCAACAATAGATCCATTGGGAGCAGTAAGTCGAACAAACTTAACAGCAGGAGATTCTTGTTTTAACTCGGAACTAATAGATGAAGTACGAACAGTTTGTAGAAATCCCCCTGAATCAGAAGCTCCTAAGAAATCCACACCCTTACGTCTACGCACAGAACCATTTTGATGTAATACTACATTAGTAGTACCATCCATAAATTCTGAAGGTAAGACGTTTAAAACAGAAGCTTCAGTATTCAATCCATCTGTAAATCCAGAAACAGGTAACTGAAGTTTACGTGTTGACATATTTTATTATTTCTTCTGGGGTCAAAGGTGTACTAGCCATCCTATCTACTTCTAATTCACGAGAAGTTTTTGGTTTTTCAAGTGTACGTTTAACAGGAGTAGATTTAACTTCAACCTTTTTAGCTCTTCTCTTTTTTATCTTAGAAGAATCGGCAGTCTGAATAAACTCAAGATAATCATAGAGAGCTTTATCAGCAAATAGTGTATGGGTATAAGTCCCAGGTCTGGTTTTACCATTCGATGATTTTATTTCATAAACCATAATATCCGGATTATGAATTACATGCCACCCAGACGAATTAGTAAAATTAGCTATATTCGTAGTTTGCATTACGATATAATCCTTGTTTTATTGAAAGTATTACGCATGGAACGTCTTGGTATAATATGTTCTCTGCGATCATCAAAAATATCTACTAACCTTGCATTACGAGATAAAGCAGCAATAGCATTATCAGCATCACGCTTCTCTGCTTGTGCTCCTTGAGTATCTCCTTTTATTTCCATAACTGCCTTTACAATACAACGAGCACTTAATGCTGCAAATGCTTGGGCAGGTAGATCAAAAAACTCGCCATCAGAAGTTAATCGGGAAGTAGGTTGCAGATAAACGATACAATCAGTGTCAGCTTTTACAAGACCAGATGCAGTAGGTATGGCATCAAAGATCAAAGTTTCATCATCAAAGCTAGTAAAATATTGAGGATCTCTATCATTATAAACTTTGATATTATTGATTTCCTCTATATTACTTTCCGTAGTCTTTCTTGCTATAGTCCAGGCAAGAAAATAATCTTCATCCATCCAAAATACTCTATTACCTGAATAATATACACTTTCTGGGTTAAGAGCTATAGCATTAGATGCAAGCGTCATCTCATGTTTATTACTAGTAACCTCTAATTTAGAAAAGGATCTAGTATGACGCCAACGAAACTTAGAAATAAGACGCTCAAACTCCCTGTTAGCAATATTAACACACATACCAGCATCTTCTGTCTCACCTACCGTGGATACATTCTCTGAATCCGTGGCAACAAGCATGTCTTGAACTAAATCAAGGAGTGTAAGCTTCATGATTTACCCTTAAGTCGGTACTATAACCACAGTTACAACAGCCTTAGAAGCAACTGTAGAGCCACCATCAGTAAGAATCTCTATCTTATCTCCTGCTACTACAGTTCTAGCAGCAGATGGAGAAGAACTATCTACATCACCAGCAGCACTACCTGACTGGGAAATAGTAATAGCTGAATTTGTTACTAATACTGTATTAATCTTTGCTGTAATAGTAGCATCACCAGTTGTAATAGCAGTATCAATAATAGTATAGATTTTAGTAATATTACCAGCAGTAGGAGCTACAACCCATGAACTAGATGCTGTACTAATATCAGCAATATGTAAATTAAGGTATACGAAGTTATCATGAGCAGTCCAAGAACCACTGGCAGCACCATCAGCAATATACACTTCATCAGCATTAGCCGCAGCAACACCCTTCGGCTCATGTAAATCAGTGGTCGTGAGAGTTGAGTGTTCAACAGCCATTTATTTATCCTTCATAGAACGAGAATGGTGGGGGGCCGAAGCCCCCCAACAAACTTATACGTGGCCCTGTGACTCGTAAGAAACGAGCAACCGGAACGAACCAACACCAGTTGTACCGTCACGATCCGCTGTAACCTGAATCAGATCACCAGCGTTAAAGTGAGAAGCACCAGTAGTGAGGCTGTTGGATACATAAACAGTAGTATCCGCAGCAACAGCAACGTCATTGTCCGTGCCTTTGGCAGCTTCCGTACCGGAACCGAAACCAAAGTACGCACAAGTGGCATCAGCTTGGGTGTCATTGATAAAATCAAGTTCCCAACCAACACTACCACTCATAGCCACACTGCCATTAGCATACATGATGCCAACAATGCGGCCTTTATCAGCAGCGGTCATCTGCCACACGAAGTCAGACGAGGTAGATTCAACAGTACCACTAAATAGAGTACCATCAATAATATCGTACCAGACATGTCCAGAGCCCATACCGTTTACTACACCAGGAATCTCATTAAACGTGAGATCCTGTGGTGCATTCAGCGTGGTGCTGGAGCTACCAGTCTGTTCGGAGCCAGTGCCAGTTCCAGCACCAGATCCAGCAGGAGTTCTAACTTGCGCCATAATCTTTCCCTCCTACTATTCTGTTAAGACGATAACCAGGGACTCTGGACGATATAACTTAATGCCATATCTCATCGTCACATGGTAAACGTCTGAACGAGTGTTATTGTCGTACCAAGCATCCATATCGGGCAATGCACGGAGAGCACCGATAAAAGCTTCCTCTCCAACAAACATGTTGGCAAAGGCACTTGTACCAGTGGCCGAACCTGCACTAGGAGCAGTAGCAGTGATCGTTTCAGTAATCGCGTTGTCAAGAAACAACGACTCAAAAAGATCAAAGCCAGCAAATCGTCCAACAAAAGCAGTTCCATTCATACCTTCTTTAATATGAACATTACCACCATAAACATCTTGTTGGATAACATTACTGATCTGCTGCAATTCGTAAGAAACCGAGGGGTCTACAAATGCCCTACGGCCACCACGCATAACTTTCGCTTTATCCAGAGCTAGTTTTGCTTTCTGCATATCAGCAAGAGTTATAGCTTCGTTTGTGCCAGTACCAACATAACGGTGATCTACGCCGTTAATTGTATTGGGGTCAGAGGCAGTTTGCGAAGATTGCAAGTTGGCAATGTCTGATTCCTTCTGTTCAAGCAACGCACGAGTGAGTTTCTGAACAAAATTAGATTCCGCAACAGACACATAAAATGAATCATGGCGGAATTTTTCAGGAATCTTGAACCCACTCTGGTAATACTTATCAATAGTAAGAGTAAAGTTACCAGTCGTAGGATCATCCAAAGTGATAGTCGCACCTTCGGAATAGTTGCGAACC